CGCATCATATTTTTTGCGTTATTCAAACGCGCTTCAAGTAGTACGAGTATGTGTAGAAGATTCTGCAGACGGTACTGCACCAGAAAGGGCTCTTGGCAAATTTGCAGTTAACGCAGCTGCTGTCACAAGACAAAATGATTCAGCTAATATTACTCATGGAATTAATGGATATTCCGCTCCACTTGTTAGAGACACAGATAATTTTAATGCTCAAGTAAGTGCATTAGATTCTGATAAGCACACTTTTGTTGCTAGATATCCAGGATCTTTAGGAAATTCATTAAGAGTTTCAATATGTACAGATAGTGCAGCATTTTCTAACTGGCCATATTCACCGCATTTTGATAATGCACCAAGTACTTCTAGTTTAGATCTTGCTAAGAATGGAAGAAGCACAGAAGTTCATATAGCAGTAGTGGATAAAACCGGAGAAATTTCTGGTACAAAAGGTGAAGTTTTAGAAACTTATCCGTATGTTTCAGTTGCTACTAATGCAGTTGCAGCAGACGGAGGTACTAATTATGCTAAAGATATTATTAATAATAGATCTCAATATGTTTATATGGTGGGTTGGGATTCGAATCATAGAGATGGATTAGCTGGTACTGCTATGAATCCTCTTTTAGATTCAGCGGTTACCTTTTTAGCGTCCACATTGGGTGGAACAGCTCTTGCATTACAAGACTCAGCTGCATTTACACATTATGATTTTGATAGTGGAGCAAATGGTTATGGTATAGGAAAAGCAGAATATGCTAGAGGTTATGACAAATTTGAAAATGTAGATGACGTAGAAATTGATTTTTTAATTACTCCAGGTATGTCTAACTCTAACGATCAAGCAACTGTTACTAATGATTTAATATCTATTGCAGTAGCAAGAAAAGATTGCGTTGCAGTGTCATCACCAGCTAGAGATGATATCATTGGTCAAACCAATGTGTTTAATGTAACTAATAATATTGAAAATACTGCAAACTTAATAACAAAATCAAATTATGGTGTCATGGATGGTAATTATTTAAAAGTTTATGATAAATTTAATGATCAGTTTATTGAAATTCCTGCTGCATCTTCTACAGCTGGTCTTATGGCTGAAACCGATCGAGTTGCTGCTCCATGGTTTTCACCAGCAGGATCAAGAAGAGGTCAATATCTTGGCGTAACTAATATAAATTATAATCCAAATAAAACATATCGAGATAAGCTATATGCTAAAGGAGTTAATCCAGTAGTTAATGTGGCTGGTTCTGGTGTAATATTATATGGAGACAAAACTTTACAAGATAGACCATCAGCATTTGATCGAATTAATGTTCGAAGATTGTTCTTAACACTTGAAAGAGCAATTGCACAAGCTGCTCAAAATGTAATGTTTGAATTTAATGATGAATTTACAAGAGCTGAATTTGTAAATGTTATTGAACCAGTCCTCAGAGATGTCAAGGCACGAAGAGGAATAACCGACTTTAGAGTTCTTGCAGATGAAACTGTAAATACTGCTGAGGTCATTGATCGCAACGAATTTATTGCTAACATCTATATCAAACCTGCACGTTCAATTAACTTTGTCACACTTAATTTTGTGGCTGTTAGAACTGGTGTTGCGTTTGAAGAGATCGTTGGCACAGCTGGCGTTTAGGGAGGTAGAAAATGGCACTAGGTAGTGTAGATCAATTTAAAGCTAGGTTAGCAGCCGGCGGAGCAAGAGGTAATTTATTTCAGGTTACTCTTAATAATCCAAGAGGAGGATTAGGAGTTGATATAGATGCTGATCTCGCATCATTCTTATGCGAATCTTCTTCCCTTCCAGCTTCTACGATAGGACTTATTGAAGTTCCATTTAGAGGAAGAAGGCTGAAACTTGCTGGAGACAGAACATTTGATACATGGTCTGTTACTGTTATTAATGACGTTAACTTTAAATTAAGAAATGCTTTTGAAAGATGGAGTCATGCCATATCAAGGCATACTGACATTGGAGGTATACAAAATGCTGAATTGTATTTTGCTGATCTCGAAGTAACTCAATTTGATAGAGACGAATCTGTAAAGAAAACGTATAAGTTTAAAGATGCGTGGCCTCAAGATATAAGTAATATCGAATTAAGTTATGCAGATGCTGATAATATTGAAAGATTTACTGTAACTTGGCAGTATCAATATTGGACATCTGATACCACTGATCAGGGCATTAATGCGGCATAATAAATAAAATAAAAATATGGAGAGGGGCTTTTCCCTCTCCTTTTTAAAGGATTTAATATGGCTGAAGATAATAAAGGTTTTAGGTTATTTGGTTTTGAGTTAAGAAGAACTCCAACTGATGATCCTAAGAAAAAACCTTCTATAGTTCCTGCTGCAGATGATGACGGTGCGGGATATGTTTCCGCGTCAGGATCGCATTATGGACAATATATTAATTTAGATGGTGATGACTCTAAAGATAATGCACAATTAATTATGAAATATCGGGGAACTGCAATGCACCCAGAATGTGATGCAGCCATTGATGATATTTGTAATGAAACAATTGTTGCTAGTACTGAATCTGAAAAGCAATCAGTTGAAATTAATATGGAAAAACTTAAAGTAAGTGAAGGAATAAAAAATCAAATAAAAGAAGAATTTGATAATATTATTTCTATGCTTAATTTTGGAGAAAGTGGACATGACATATTTAAAAGATGGTATATTGATGGAAGAATATATCACCATTTAGTTGTTAATGAAACAAATATGAAAGCTGGTATTTTAGAAATAAGACCTATCGATTCCACAAAAATTAGAAAAGTAAAACAAGTTAAAAAGAAAAAAGATCCAGCAACTGGAGCTAATTTAATTGAAAGAGTTGATGAATTTTATATCTATCAAGAAAAAAATACCGTAGGTCAAAATTATCAGGTTAAAAATTTAGATGCAATAAATTCTGGTACTTATTCATCAGGAGTAAAATTAAGTTTAGATTCTGTAAGTTATGTAACATCAGGTTTATTAGATGAATCACGAAAAAAAGTTTTAGGATTTTTACATAAGGCATTGAAACCTCTCAATCAATTAAGAATGATGGAGGACTCTTTAGTTATATACAGGTTATCAAGAGCACCAGAAAGAAGAATGTTTTATATAGATGTTGGTAATTTACCAAGAGGTAAAGCTGAACAATATATGAAAGACATTATGGCACGTTATAGAAACAAAATTGTTTATGATGCCAAAACTGGTGAAATCAGAGATGATCGTAAACATATGTCTATGATAGAAGATTTTTGGATTCCAAGAAGAGAAGGTGGTAGAGGAACAGAAATCCAAACATTACCTGGTGGACAAAATCTTGGTGAAATAGATGATATAGTTTATTTTCAAAAGAAATTATATAAAGCACTTAATGTACCAATTAATAGATTAGAACAAGAAACACAATTTAATCTTGGAAGATCAACCGAAATAACTCGTGATGAAATGAAATTCCAAAAATTTGTTGACCGAGTTAGAGTTAGATTTGCTAATTTATTCACTGGAATATTAAAAACTCAATTAATGTTAAAAGGTATTATTACTGAAGAAGATTGGGACGGAATTAAAAATGATCTTATTATTGATTATAATAGAGATAATCATTTTACAGAATTAAAAGAATCTGAATTACTTCGTGAAAGAGTTCAAACTTTAGACGGAATATCACAATATGTGGGTGTATATTTTACTAAAGAATGGGTTATGAAAAATGTATTAAAATTAACAGACGAAGAAGTTAAAGATTTAGAAAAAGATGTTGAGGCCGAAGCTGAAACTGAAGAACCTGTGGAAGAGCCAGAAGTGGAAGAAGAACCACCTAAGCCTGAACCACAAAAACATAGTATTGATATAAACGTAAAAAATGGAGATAGTAATTAATGTCAGAAGATACACAAGAAATTGAAAAAAATCCATTACAAGATTTAGTTCAGCATGCTTTAGACCAAGATTATAATAAAGCGAATAAAATTTTTAATGATGTAATATCAGTAAAATTAAATGACGTTTTAGATCAGGAGAAAATAAAACTTGCAGATCAACTCTACAATGGCCAACCTGCTGAAGCAGACGATACAGAAGGAGACGAAGACCAGCTCGAACTCGA